ATGGCCAGTAGGTACCTGGATAAAAACGGGCGGGTGATATTTGTTTCCACTGGCCTCGGCGGCAGTGAATTCGGTACCTTCTGGGAGACTGCCGGTGGCTTTGGTAAGCACCGGGTAAAAACCCAGGCCATGCCCATGGTGACCTCGAGGGAAGAGGCCCAGAAGAACCTGGACGCCTGGGCAGAGAAGAACGGGCTGCAGCTAGTGGAAGAAGGTGATTCTGAATGCAAGAGTGCCTAAAAGATCCACCGGCTGCCCCGGTACCTAAAAAAACCAAGGCCGCCAACGCCTGGTCCACGGCCGGCTGCACTATAGTGGAGCCTAGGGCGATGAGGAAAAGCCTGCTGGAGAGATTTGAAAACCCGGTGATTAAGGTGAATATCAAGACCGGTGCGGTCCTTATGGACAGGGTAAGTGAGTTCTTAGGGTAGGAGGTGATCCCGGTGGGCGGTGTGAAGGTTCGTATTTTCGATGCTGACTGGATGAGGTTCCCGGCGGACCCGGAAGGCAGGGCCTCGGGGCCTGTGAAAGCTTATAAGCTTTCGCCCGAGGAACTGGCTGAGTTTAATAATCTCCGGAAGCCCGCCGGGAAGGCGCCCATCAATTTACCGCCCGGTGGGGGAAAGAAACGTAAGGAGGCTGAAGAGATGTTTATTGGTGAAAACGGGACTGAAAATATGCCAAAAAATATGCCAACTGAACCGGGCAACATTGGACAGGAGGCCCAGGACTCAACTGGCCAGGAGGATAAATCTAAGACCAGAATGGAAATCCTTCGGTTAAAACTGACCGAAGAGCAATACCTGGCCATGAAGGAAGAGGGCTTTTCGGATGCGGCAATACTCAAACGCCTCGACTTAAAATACTGGATTGATGTGCTTACTCAGCTCAAAAAAGAGTGGGGCCTTGGTGGGTTAGGGCTTAGAAAAGCGCCCATTCCAAACGCCGAGCCTCTGGAGTGCCTTAATGTAGACCCGCCGCCGACAAGAACGGTTGATGACGCGGCCCAAATACTGGCGCGCGTCGATAATATCAGGAAGAACCTCGGAGAAGAACCTAAAGAAGAGCCTAAGACTCAGACACCCGCCCCCGGCTTCACCATCGCCCAGGCCATGGATCTCCGGGATGAGCTTATCGAGGATGTTGATGACTTGAATCATGTTTTAAGAAAATGTGAGGAGTGGGTTTCCGGCAGGATACTGATGGCTCTTAGATTGCAATTGGACATCCACCAGCAGGCCCTGGACCGGATTAACGAGGTGTTTGAGCGGACGGTGGTGGAGCTGTGATGCGGCCGCAGGTGGGCGACACAGTTATCATTTCAGAGAAACACCATGGCTTCGCCAAAGGACAGGCAGGGAAAATATGGGGGTTTACACCGGATGGTCGGGCGGTGGTGACCATCCGTGGAGGGTTCCGTGCCCGGGTGAAGATTGATAACCTGGTGCCGCTACTGGATGTATACGGGAAGGAGGTAGAGCATGCGTATAATCGGGATTGACGCAAGTCTTACCGGTACCGGGGTGGCCGTACTTGAGGATGGTTCACTTCGGACCGAGAGGATAGAGAGTAAAAAGACAGGACCGGAGCGGCTGATTGAAATACGTAGCCTGGTCTGCCGCATTTCATTGGGTGCCGACCTGGTGGCTATTGAGGGATATGCATTTGCTAAACCAAACCAGGCTCATCAGATTGGTGAACTCGGCGGGGTGCTGCGGGTGATGTTCCACGAGCTGGGGCTATGGGTTCTGGAGGTGGCGCCGTCCCAGGTTAAGAAGTTCGCCACCGGCAAGGGCAACGCCAAGAAAGAGGAAATGGCGGTCGGTATATTTAAGCGGTGGGGCCGGGAGTTTAAAACAAACGATGAGGCGGATGCCTTTGTGCTGGCCCTCATCGGACAGGTATACCTGACCGGCGTTCTGCAAGTGCTTGATGACCTCTACACCCTGATGTCCTTCCAGCGTGAGGTCATCGAGGAGCTGAGAAGCCCCAAGGTCAAGCGTAAGAAGGCGGCCAAAAAGGCGGGGTGACGATATGGAGGCCTGCTTCAACTGCGGCCAGCCGGCCCTGGCCCTGACGGAAACAGGGCAATGACTGTGTATGAAATGCTTATATGAGTATATGGGGGTGTCTGAATGCGTAAAACCTCAGTCCTGATAATCCTCTGCGCCGCGCTCACCCTGGCCAATTACCTCATGCTGGACCGCCAGGCCGGATATGCGGAAAAGGCCGAGCGGCTGCAGCGGGAAGTCATCCAGTTGAGCAGCCAGTTAGCCGAGGCCAAAGAACATGTCAGGGAGCTCCAGGACCAGCATGAGAAGTTAGTCTGGATCAGCCAGGACATTGACCAGAGGCTAATCCGGGCGGAGGGCAGAAAGAGGTGAGGCAGGATGCCGGCACGCAAAAAACACCCGGCGGTGGTCAGGCTCGGGGAGCATGCAGCAGAACGCCTTAGGGAGCGGGCCGGGTGGAAGGTGGAGCCCAGGAAGATAGAGCGGCTGCTGACCGCTCTCTTCCGGGAGCAGATTAAACTGGGTCTGGCCAGGGACCGGCATATGAGGTTCCCGCTGCTGATGGCGAAGGACAGGTTTAACCTGAAGGAGGATCTGCTGGTGCCGCTCACTTTTCCGGACGATGAGAGGAATGTCTGGAAGGCGGCCACGGTGACATATCGGAATGAGGAGGCGGGGTAGGGGTGGACGACATTTGGATAGGAGGAGAGGTCGTTGGCAATGACAGCAGTACCACTCAGGGTAGTATGCCGGTGGTAAAAGGGTCTAGTATAAAAGAACCGGGGAGGTAGAATATGGCGGGGGTGGTGGCACTGGCGGTGGAGGACACGAGGCTGCATGAGATGTGTAAGGGATGCGATAAGGCTAATACTGCTAAGAATATCTGCACTGCAATCCTGTACCCTAAAAGCATGTGGGCAGAGGGCATGTGCTGGGTCCGCCATAAGGACACCGATGAGCACGAGAGCCAGTTCCAGCAGGCCCGAGGGGGTATGCCGGACCCATGGAAGGATCCTTTGGCCTGGCTGTCCGCCACGCACCCGCCGAGCATCCGGGATAAGGAGGCCATACTGCCGATGCCTGCACCGCCGGCGAAGAGTGGGGGAAGTAAGTCTAAGCGGAAAAAGAAGCGACCGCCCGGCATTTTCTATAACCCGTACCTGTAAAGGAAATATATGTTGACAAATATTGGCGTTGACCGTAAAATAAAATTGATTTTTGCGCTCATTTACAAGTGGGCGCTTCTTATGTTAAAAATAAGGAGCCGCCCGAGCGAGGGGCGGCTGAAGCTATTTGAGTTGGGTATTACATTTAGGATTCCACTCTTTTATCTGTTCGGCCTCTAGGGTGTCCCTTTCATTTTGGGTAGTTACATAAACAAATCGATATCTGCATTCTTTTTTAACTTCGGTCTTAATACATGAGTTAGTCTCTGAAGAAGCAAGGTGTTCTTTGAGCCGTTTTTTCAAATTATCGGATTGTCCAACGTAGAAAATATAGAATTTGTCATCGCTACCCTTTGATGAAATCCTGTATACCCCCGCTTTTTCTTCAACATTTTCGTTAATGTCATCAAGAGTATAGTTACGCAAGCCCGACCAAGTACCAATAGTCATTATATTCACCCCCTTCCGGTCATATGTTCGTCACTCAACGACATATTACCACAAAAAGGGGGGGCTCAGTTTTGTGTAGAGCCTATAAAGTGACATGGTATGTCTAAAAAGTCCTATATGGCGTCTGAAACGGGAAGGTAAAGCCCTCTTATTGCCGAATAATGGTGAGAGCGGTGAAAGGGGGGGGGGTTGTGGGCGGAAAAATTGAAATTTTGATGTCGGCAAGCGAAGTTGAGAATGGCGTCGAAGTATATGCAACAACAAACGTTGATGGCAAGGTGTATAGTGGTAAAAAAATAATACCGGACAAGACCATTCATGACATAAGTCTTAAGAGAGAAGGACTAGAAATAATATTTGAAGAATGGAAAAAAGATCTGAATAAATAGAGCCCCCGGGCTCTTTTCTTTATAACCATAATAACCAGCACCCGAAAGGGTGTTTTCTTTTGGCAAGGGCAAATTAATGTTTAAGGAGAGTGTATTTATGGGAAATTGGGCCATTACAATCATCGGAACAGGAGCACACCATAACAAAGATCATGCGGGTGATGCCAATAAAATTTTCAAAAAGGTAGTCGATGAACTGAAAGAAGTCGGCCAGAACGTTGAGCGCGCATCATTTACGCACGGCGGCCGGGATGTAGAGAATCCCAACTTTAATAGTTACTACCCGCCCCAGGAATAAAACCGGCCTGCCCTTGCCGGTAACTTTTAATGACAGATTCGAGAGAAGGTGAGGTGATGTCCAGGGAGAGAAGCCCTCTAAGAGATAAAGCATTCGATTTATGGAAGCAGAGCGGCGGCAGCATGAAGCTAAAAGACATCGCCGCCCAGCTCGGCATATCTGATATACAGGTCCGGAAGTGGAAGAGTCAGGACCAATGGGAAAAGGTAACGTTACTAAATAGCAATAGTAACGTTACCAATGATAAAAGTAACGTTACCGTTAAACCCTTCACCGGCCAGTGTGAGGCCAACAGCCATAAGACCGGCCAGCGCTGCCAGAAAAAAGCTAAGCCAGGGGAAAGATTTTGTGCCCAGCACTTGGATGGATGGCCCGGGCAGTGTACCGGAACCTCTAGGCAAACAGGACAGCGCTGCCGAAAGCCGGTAGAGCCGGGAAAGACCAAGTGTAGGTTTCACGGCGGAAAGAACATGGGACCGCCCCCGGGAAGCCAGAACGCTTTAAAGCATGGATTTTTTGCCAAGATATTTCCGGACGATGAGGAGACCAGGGCGCTGGTTAGTGACATTATGGAGAAGAGCCCTCTGGACATTATTTGGGAAAATATCATAATCCACTACACCGGTATAGCCCGGGCCCAGAAAACAATGTTTGTCGCCCACAAGCGGGAGATGATCAAGGAGCTTAAAAAGATAAAGAGTGAGCTCGGCAGGAACTATGATCATGACCCGGAAATCCCGGACAGTAAACCTTTTGCTGAAACCTACCGGGAGGAAGAGTGGGAATTTCAGTTTGCCTGGGATCGCCAGGCTACTTTTTTGAAGGCCCAGTCTGAGGCTATGAAAACTCTGGAGAGGCTTGTAGCCCGATATGAGGAGATGATCCAGAAGGGCAACGCCAGCGAGGAGCACAAGCTCAGGCTGGAGAAGTTAAAGCAGGATATGGCCATAGCCCGGGAGAGGATGGACCTTGAGAAATCCAAGGTAATGGGCGACCCAGACGAAACCACTGACGACGGCTTCATCGAAGCCCTTCAGGGCAAGGCAGGTGAGGCCTGGGATGGCCATACTGAGGAGGATTAAGGAAAAGCTCTTTAAGTGGGCACCACTATCAAAGAAGCAGCTCCAGATAATGACCTGGTGGATGCCAGGATCCCCGGTTAAGGACAAAGACGCCATCATTTGTGACGGCGCAGTACGGGCCGGTAAGACATTGCCCATGTCTCTTTCGTACGTGGTCTGGGCCATGGAGACCTTTGACGGTGAAAACCTGGGCATGGCCGGCAAGTCCATCGGGGCCCTGAGAAGAAACGTTATCCAGCCTCTTAAAAAGGTACTCAAGGGGCGCGGATATAAGGTTAAGGACCGCCGGTCAACTGAGAATTATCTGGAGATTACCTGGAAAGGCCGGGTAAACTACTTTTACCTTTTCGGCGGCAAGGACGAGCGCAGCCAGGACTTTATTCAGGGCATAACCCTGGCCGGCATGTTCTTTGACGAAGTGGCCCTGATGCCGGAGAGCTTTGTTAACCAGGCGACTGCCCGGTGCTCTGTTGACGGCGCCAAGCTCTGGTTCAACTGTAACCCCGAAGGCCCTTACCACTGGTTTATATTAAACTGGCTCAAACCGGAAAAACTCAAAGAGAAGAACGCTGTACACTTGCACTTCACCATGGACGATAACCTTTCGTTGTCGCCGAAGGTGCGGGAGCGGTACCGGAGAATGTACTCCGGGGTATTCTTTAAGCGGTATATCTTGGGCTTGTGGGTGATGGCCGAGGGTGTCATCTATGACATGTGGGATGAAGATGTCCACCTTATTGACTGCCCGAAGGATCCAAAGCAGTACAAGGAACTTGGAGTGGCAATCGACTACGCTACGGCCACGGTAATGACCTTTGGGTTGTATGGAATCACGCACGATGACAAAGTAAACCTGGTTAAGGAATACTACTACGACGCCAAAAAGAAAGGTCGGCAGAAAACTGATAGTGAGTTTGCGGAGGACTTTAAGCACTTCCTCGGGGATATAATTCCGAGGAATATTTATTTGGACCCGTCGGCGGCAAGCTTTAAGGCCGAACTCAGAAAAAGGGGTTACGGCCAGGTGAAAGATGCTGACAACGATGTGGTAAACGGTATACGGCTGGTTTCAACCTTCCTGAGTACGGGGAGGTTTTTTGTTGGCCGAAATTGCAAGGAAACGCCCCAGGAGTTCTCTTCTTATGTTTGGGACCCCAAAGCCCAAGAGCGTGGTGAGGATAAGCCTGTAAAACAGAATGACCACGCAATGGATCGTAACCGGTATTTTATTTTTACAAGGTTTGGTAAGCACCAGGCCAAGGCCACTACCGCCAGACGCGGCATGAGGTGATGAAATGAACACATCCAACAGCAAACGAGACCTGACGGCATTCCCCCGCCTGGCCTACCAGGACCCGGCCAAAGCCCTCCAGTTTCAATACCTGGGTAGCGAGGGGCTGCAGATGGTCAATAAGCTAATCGACTGGTACCGGCAGTATGACGGCAAGCACTGGCTTGACCAGTACGGCAATGAACTTAAGCCGGAGGACCTTAAGGCTGTCAATAACCTGGACTATCTGCCGACCATGATAACCGCCAACTTGACCGCCTGGTTTATTGACCGCCTGGCGGCCTTTATGTTTGAGCGTCCCGTAGGCCTTGGGTGCCCTGTTGAGCAGTTGGACGATGCCGAGGCCATGGCTAAGCCTGATTATGTACCCAGTGAGAAGCAGAAGGCGGCAAGCGCGAAGGCCAGCGCACGGGAGCGGCTGCTATACCGGGTTATGAAGCAAAACCTCATGCCGGAGAAGCTCCTGAAGGCAGCCACGGATCACTTTATCGGTGGCGGGGTGTGCGCCAAGCTCCATTATGATGCAAACCGGGGGATTCGGGTGATCTGGCGGCCACGGTTGGAATACTGGCCTATTTTCAGCGCTGATGATGTGGACGTGCTGGAGAAGATACACTTTGTGGCCTTTGTAGACGATCAGACTATCTGGAAGCAAAGCTACGGGATGGTAGACGGTTCCTGTTGGATGGAAGAGGCCAATTACGACACGCAATTGAAGGTGAAAGAGCAGTTGGTGGCCCCCACCGACCTGGGTTTGCCTTTTATTCCATGTGAAATATTCACCCGGGGCGGTTTAACCGGGGAGACCGAAGGCCGGTCCCTGGTGGAGGTCCTGACCGGGCTTAACGATGAGGTTGAGCGCAAGCTTTCGGATAACTCCGATTCTTTACGGTTCGGGATGTTCGCCATAAAAGCCATTCTCAATGCTGCGCTGCCGACCAAGGAGGAGATAAAGGCCGGTACCGCCGAGCCGTTGCAAATAGCGCCCAATGCTTTATGGGCGTTGCAGGGTGATGGCGAAACGCCGGCGGATGCAAAGACCATCGAGCATAAATTTGAGTACTGGGAAGCCTTGAAGGAGCATCTGGAAGCGGTTATGGCCCTAATGCACCGACTGGCCGATGTTCCCAATATCAGTCCGGAGCAGGTGAAGGGTCTGGGGCAGCTTTCGGGGTTTGCGATCAAGCTTTTGTATGGCGCCATTATCTCATCTACTAACCGGTCAATGATCTCATGGAAGCCGAGGCTGCAGCGGCTTTTCGGGAAGGCATTGTTTATGCTGAATAAATACGACACCAGGGCGCACTATGACACGGCGCTTACCAATGCGGCCGCCCTCAGCGAGATCATAGCCGGCGACCTGGACGAACTGGTTGAGGTCAAGACCTCCATGCCGATCCCTGAGAATGAGGCTGAGCTGGTGGAACTAGAAACCAAGAAGGTGGTCACTTACCTGCAAAGTATAAAAGGCGCCATGGATTCCCTGGGGGTCGAAAATCCGGAGCAAAAGCTTGCCGAAATCCTGGCCGAGAAGGCGACCATCAGCGAGGCTTTGGGCGGGGTACCCGACGAGCCCGATGCCGGAGGCGGGGATGACGGTGGGGGCGGTAATGAATGAGCACGCTGGAAAGAAATCTCCGCCGGCTGATTGATAAACTATCAAGGGAACGTATGTTAAGAGAAAAGAGCCTGGCTAAAGACCTGCTCAAAATCTACGAGGAGGCCCGCCAGGCCCTTTATATTAAATTCCTCGAGGCCAAGGGTGGCAAGGATACCCTAAAGCTTCAGTATCTCGAGGGAACCATCCGGGACATTGAGCGGCAAATGAAATACTACACCGGCCTTACAGCGATAGCCCGTCAAACAGCCATTGACGAGGCTTTTCTTTTTGGCCAGGAGGTCGGTGCCCAGATGCTGGCTGCCGGCGGAGTGAACATTTCCGTTGCGGCCGGGATTGGACTTATAAACCGGGGGATGGTTGAGGCCCTGGTCGGAAATATCCCGAAGTTGGCCGGCAGGGTGGAGGACCATATCCTTTTCCGGATCCGAGATGAACTTACCCGGGGGGCGGTGATGGGGGAGGGTATCCCGAAGATCGCCCGACGGATCCTGGGCACCGGCCTGACGCAGGAGGGACTGAAAAAACCTTTTCCGAGCATCCAGAAGCGTTGCGAGGTAATTGCCCGAACCGAGATTATCAAGGCCTCTGACGCCGGCTACGAGGACCTGGCTGTCAAGGCCCAGGAGGTTATAGGCGAGGAAATATACGATGCCTGGATTACGGCCGGGGATGACCGGGTGGATGCCGAATGCAGGGCGATTGCCAACGGAACAGACCCAAGGTTCAAAAGCATCCCTGGGCATCCGGGGGTATATCGGCGAGACTCAGGGCCCAGGCCGGTGATACATACCCACCCGCGCTGCCGCTGCAGGCGGATTCCTTATTTGCTCAGCTGGGGAGAGTCCGGGGCGCTTGATCTGAATGAGCTAAAAGGGCACAGGCCGGGGGATGATAAGCCCAGTTCTGGCAAGCCCAATAGAGAAGGACATAATAAGGTCAATGAGAAGGATATTCAACCGCCCAAGCTGACTCATGAGTTAGAAATCGAGAGGCTATTGAAGGATGCGCCTGTTGATAACAGGCGGGCATTGGCCCGGCACCTTTTTAATGAGTCCGATCTTCGCCATATCCCCTTAAGTATAGACCATATAAACTACAGGGGCTATTGCAGTTTAGAGGTGCAGGACGGCAAATTGAAGGTCACCCAAATGGTGTTGCAGCAAGGGGATGCCCGGCCAAACCATTACCAAATAAAAACTGTTTTTCATGAAATAACTCACGCAAGGGCAGACGGTGGCGCAGTGGCCGCCCTAACAGTGGAGCAGCACTTAACAGAAAAACTAATAAAAGTGGAAGAGACCGTTGCAGAAGCCGTGGCCCATTACATGTCGGAGAAGGCCGGCATTACAAGCGAGATAGCGCCATCCTACAGCAATTATTTGGTTGTTAATTTGCCAAAGCTGAAAAAGCTGCCTGAATTCTCAGGTTGTAATTCCATATCTGACTTTGGTAAAATATTGGCCAAATATAGGTATGATTCTACAGACGCGCAATTGACCAGCCTGTCAGAACTGCTGGATTCACAGGCTTTTGACCTGAAGGAATATGCTAAGCAGTATGAATCCTACGTCAGGCAGAACATTGACAGTATCGTGGACCTTATTTATGAGAACCATGGACAGGATAATGAACGGCTCAAGCCAATTATTAAGGATAACATCCTTCGCAATTGGCAAACATACAATGGTGAAAGAGCTAACGGTTTTACCGATAGTCTCATAATTGCCATGAACAGGCTGGGGGTGAAGTAAAAATGCTTTGGCCGTATGGCTATCAGTTATTGCTGGAAGACAATCGAAACGAAGAAGAAGTTCAGCGTATTCTTGGTGAAATCAATAAAACGGACATGTTGTGGGAGGAAAAACTGCAGGATAACTTAAGCCTCATCAAAAGGCTGAAGGAAATAGGCGAACTGAAAATATACGATGAACTTAAGAAAAGCACACCGTACAGCAAGTATCTGCAGTAAAAACCGCCTCAGGTAATACAGGGGCGGTTTTCTTATGCCTTTTTTGAGGGGAGGATAAGCCAATGTGAAAGATTATATAATTTGGTTTTCGAGTGGCAGGTGTAGTGAAGGTTCCATGGATGACCGGGAGGCTGAAAAACTCAGACAGGCTTTCAAAAACAAATCAGAACACCCGGGAATATTTGAATTTACGGATACAGACGGCATCCTTCTTGTCGAGATGAGCAAGGTGGATGCTGTTTCTATTAACGACTCAATCCTAAAGGAAGGTGTCGGCTTCAAGACCGAAACGCTCTAAGTCTATAAACTGCGGTGGGCCTAATACGTGGGGGCTAAACCACGGAAACGGGGAACGGACCCTGAAACCGGAGGTAGATATTTATGTTGCGCTCAATAATGGGATTACCTTATCGTGGAAGATTTGACTTCCTTAAGCTGCACGGCTGCCTTGATGATGGCGGCGGCGGTACCAGTGGAGGTGGCGCGGGAGCAGGTGCAGGAACCGGCGGCGCTGCAGGCGGTGGAGCCGGGGATGGCGGGGGCCAGGGCGGCGGTACCGGCAAGGCCACAGAACCCTTTGCTACTTTCCCAGACGAGGCCACTTTCATGGCCAGGATGAAACGCGAGGGCAAGGCTCAGCTAGAGGCCATGGCCAAGGGCCTAGGCTTTGAATCAGCTGATGCCATGACGGCGGCCGCCAAGGCCAAAGCAGATGCGGACCTAGCCGCAAAGTCAGACCTTGAAAAAGAGAAATCCAGGGCAGACAAGGCCGAAGCCGAAAAGAAAACAGCGCTGGATGCTGCCAACACCCGCCTGGTTAACGCCGAAATCAAGGTCTTTGCCGTCCAGGCTGGATTTGTTGATCCGGCTGATGCTGTGGCCCTTGTTAACCGTGCCAGCATTCAGGTGGACGAGCAGGGGAACGTCACCGGAGCCAAGGAAGCCATTGATGCCCTGGCCAAGGCCAAGCCCCACCTGGTGGGTACCGGAAAGGCCGGGGGCACACCTGGCAGCGCGGGTAACGGCGGTCGGCAGGATGGCGGTGGTGGCGACGGTACCGAGTTTGCCGCAAACATTGCCAAGAAGCGCGCCGAGCAGAACAAGGCGGCAGGAGACCACCAAGGCCACTACTTCAAGTAAATCTAACCAAGGAGGAATAAGACCGTGAAATTTAAGAAAACGACCTTTGTGGGTATATCTGAGATCCTGAAATTTCCCGACAGCTATACCGCCCTTGCCGTGATGATGGACGACACTGGCATTGTGGCTGATGCGGACGGGAAGAAAATCGTGGCCAAGGGCACCATTGTCGGCGGGGCCGCAGCTCCGGTATTGACCGACACCACCCAGAAGGTGCAGAAGAAGAACACCGCAAGCGTGGCCGCCACCCTGGCAACTGGTGTAATAGGCAGCAATAACGCCATTACATTTACCGCCAAGGTAGCCGGCACCATCGGCAACGCTACGAAGGTTCAGCTCAAAAACCCTGCGGCTGCCAGCCAGGCCCTCGCTGTCTCAATTGTGGGAGATACCATCGTTGTTTCCCTGGCGACTGATGGAGCCAGTGCCCTGACCAGCACGGCGGCTGATGTTGTCACTGCCGTAAATGCTCACCTGACAGCCAAAACCCTTGTATCGGCTGCAAATACCGGGGCCAGCACAGGTGCGGGCGTTGTCGCCGCTGTGGCCGCCACTCCTCTGGCGGGTGGTACGAATGGCAACGCAACCGCAGCTGAAGGCGTCCTACTCAACGATGTGGACGTAACCAACGGCGCAGCGCCGGCCACCATGATCATCCAGGGCTATCTTGCCAAGAACAAGCTGCCCGAAGCGCCGGTGGCAGAGGCTATTGCCGCCCTGCCCCTCATTAAGTTCATTGTTTAAAAAATCTGTACCAGGAGGATATGAGAAATGAACATCTTTGACCTTGTAAACTCGAAACAGCTCGCAACGTACTACCTCAACACCATGAGTAACAGAATCCCTTATCTCGGCTCAACGCTGTTTCCGGCCCGCAAGCAATTAGGCCTTGACCTCTCATGGATCAAGGGCTCCAACGGCTTGCCTGTTGCCCTGATGCCGTCTGTGTTTGATACCAAGGCAACCATCCGGGACAGAATCGGCATTGACAAACTGGAGACCGAAATGCCGTTCTTCCGGGAGGCCATGAGGATCGGTGAGAAAGATCGCCAGGAACTGAACAAGGTGCTGGCATCGGCCAATCAGGCCCTGATAGAGCCCATCATCACCAAGATTTACGATGATGCAAACAACCTTGTGGCCGGCGCCGATGTTCAGGCTGAGCGGATGATCATGCAGCTCCTCTCCAGCGGCTTGATTGCAATCACTGCCAACCGCGTCAACTACGATTACGATTACCTGCTGGCTGCAACGCATAAGGAAACCCTGCTTACCACTGCAAGATGGAGCCAGGCTGCCACGGCAACTCCTATTGCAGACATCCAGCGGTGGCAGGAAAAGATCGAAGAGGATACCGGGGTCAAGCCCACCCGCGCAATCTGCACTCGCAAGACGTGGAACTACGTTATGGCCTGCGACAGCGTGAAAAAGGACATGAATCCCGTAGGGTATGCGAACATAATTGTTACCGATGCCATGCTGCAGGACTACCTGAAAAACAAGGTTGGCCTTACCGTGGCGATCTACAATAAGAAGTACGCGACAGCCCCGGGCGGGGCCGGCACTCTGTTCTTCCCGGATGAAGTGTTTACCCTCATCCCGGACGGCGACCTGGGCAATACATGGTTCGGCACCACTCCGGAGGAATCTGACCTTTTGGCCGGTAACACCGACGCTCAGGTTCAGATCGTCAACACTGGCGTGGCAATCACGACCATCAAGGAACCCCACCCGGTCAACGTGGAGACCATCGTCAGCGCCATTGTGCTACCGTCCTTCCCGCGCATTGACGAAATCTTTATCGCCACTGTACACGCCTAAGAGCGGGGGCTTTATGCCCTCGTTTTACCTTATATCACTGGAGGCTGAAGCTAATGGCGGACCTGATAACCCTGAGAACCCGCCTACTGATCCGGCTGCCGGGTAGGAGTAATACCGAGCTTGAGGGATGGATAACCGAGGCCGCGACACAGCACGGATATGCTACCGTTACTGATGTTCCGGACAAGGCTGCCAACGCTATCCTGGCCTATGCTGAATACTTGGGGCTAAAAGCTAAGGCCGCCGAAACAGCTGAAAATGCTGCACTGAACATTAAGGGCATCGGTGTCAACAAGTCCGGGGCCAGCGGGAACTATAACGCCCTGATTAAGGAGGCCCTTACCCAGTACCGGCGCGAGGCGGTGAAGGCTGGTATTAAGCCACTGACCGGGGGAATGGTTACGAGTGGGACGGCTGTGCGGCCGGATGGAAGGTGATTTAAATGCCTCTGATAAACCAAAAGGACATTGATGATATCAAGGCTGCCCTGGCTGAGATGGCCCCGTTTACCGAGGAGCCGATAACCTACCGGACATATACCGGTACCACCTCTGGGGACCCTGTGGCGGGAACGTCCGACACACCGAATTATACTGACACATCAGAGACGGCCATAGTGCAGGAGCTATCCGTTGAAGAGGTGGCGGTATCGGGTGGGGTTTATGTCCTTGGGGACATGGAGTTTTCCATCCGGAGAACCACTCGGCCAGCCTACCAGGACCGGATTGTATACGCCGACGCTACTTGGAAGCCCAAGAGTATTAAGTCCGTTTTCCTCGGCGAAGTCCTCTGGTGGGAAGTGAGGGCCGGTCGTGAATGAAGAGCATCTTTGAGATTACTTTCCATGGCATTGAGGAAGTAAAGAGACTAGCTGAAGAAAGGGCCCGTCATATGCGGATCAATGCTGAATCAGCGATAGCGAATACTGTGCTTCTGGGTGTGGCCAGGATAGCAAATGACTGCCCGGTGGATACCGGCCGGGCTAGGGCCTCTCTTACGGGAGAACTTGCTGACGATGCTGGCGTGGATCTCCGGGGTGACCCCCGGGCGATTGCGGAAGGTAAAAGCCAAAGCCTTACGGGTTTTCGGGGCCTTAAGGGAAGGATTGGCTCGAATGTTGAGTACATCTTATACCTTGAATATAAGGGCGAGCGTTCCGGACCCAAGAAGCTTACGGAAAAGCAACTGCGGTATTTGTTTGCGACTGGAATCCTGCAGAATGATGGACGAGGCGGGGTCATATACAATTACCAGCCAAAGAAAAGCAGAAAGGGCTTCTTCCGGATGAATTTGCCGATTATTGAGGCTCATTTTAACCGGATGATGGAGAAGGCCATGGAGGCGACCAGGGAAGGGCGATTACTTCGGAAAGGGTATTAATTCACCCTTTTCTTTTTTATCCTCTCCCTCTTTTGGTGGAACCAGGCCGTAATCTCTGAGCATAGCATCAAGGTCCTTGACAATCCGGATAGTTTTAACCCGGCCGTATTTGTCAATTTCCTTCAGGGCTCTTACATGATATTTATCATTATTTCCCATATCTTTACCACCCGAAGATACATTCGATGGTATGGACTGAAAATCCTGCTCAGGGGTGATGCCATGGAAAACACAATGCGCAGTATTATCAAGCACATTACTGACAATTTTTCGCTTTTTGGCCTGGCTTCCACCTCTGAATTGAAAGTGGTGGAAAGACCTAAATCATCATTAACCGATGGCGGCAAGTGGCTTACCGTGCTTTCTTTACAGACAATACCGGATGAATCTAAAGGGGTACCTCTTGTGGCGCCAGATGCAAGTGAAAGGTCACTAACACTGGTTGAGATCGAGTGTAAGATGCGGACCCCGGAACCGTCAAAGGATTTTTTATGGAATAACATATGGAAATTCCGTGACCAAGTTATATCTGCCCTGGCGGGGCCCGGCGAAACAGGGATTGTAATTACAAGGTATGGCTGGGCGAACCCACAAAACCCAGTAGCTGATGGACAAATATGGTTTTCCGCCAACCCACTTGAAAAACACCTTGAAGATCCGGCAGACCCGGCCAATAAGTCTATTTTCCTCACCTACAATGTTCACTGGTGGAAATCACAGGTGGAGACAGTTGCTGTCGACTCCTGGCTGGAAGCCCTTGCGGTATGGACTGAAGGAGTCATTGGAGCAGGCTGGACAGTTTACCGCGGTGCTTGGCCATTGGGATATGTCAGGCCATCGGTGATGTGGCGGTTGACAGGCACGGAAATTCAGGAGAAAAGCCGGGCCATGTACGAGGTGCGGAAAAGGTTTGTCGGCCACGTCCTGGGCAAGTCACAGAACGAGCAGGTTGCCGGGGCGGTGACATTAACCCAGGAACTCGGAAAGGCCGTAAAATTGGTCCTTGACGCGGTGGGCAAGCGGTATTTGATAGTAAAAGCCCCGGTTTTAAATTTACAGGCCGATGCACTTTCAGCCGGGCAGCTGTCAGTGTTGTTGAGCAGGAGCACAAACAGGCCCACAGAGGAAGTACCGTACATCATGCAGGTTCAGGGAAGCGGTTCCCTGTCATAAGTACTGGAGGTGAACGCACTTGGAAACAGTAGAACTCGCCTCGAAGTACCCGAGGCAGGAGTTGATCAATAATGCCAGGGCAATCTTCGGGCACGCGCCTGAGGTTGTGGCCGGGGCGCTCCATAGGAACGAAGCCCAGGAGTTGACACTTGACGAGGTAAAGCAGTCCATCAACGAATTTCTGGAGAGGAAGGCGATCTAAATGCTGAGTGGAGGTACCTGGTCTGAAACCGATCTGCCGGTAAGACCTGGATTTTACATGAACTTTATTGCCGCCGCCCTGGCCGCCATTTCCACCGGCCCCAGGGGCATTGTGGCCATCCCGGTAAAGGCCAATTGGGGGCCGAAGAAAACGGTAGTTGAAGTGGCCAGCGAGGCGGAGCTGATCGAGAAATTCAACAGCGACGCAGCGTCCCCATATACCGCATACACCTGCGGGCGCTTGGCGCTCCTGGGGCAGCCTAAAAAGCTGCTTCTGTACCGACTGGCGGATGCAGCAGCTGCAAAGGCGTCAAAAACCTTGCAAGACACCGCAGCGACACCGGCCAACGTCCTGACCCTTACCACCAAGTACGAAACGGCCAGGTCGTTTAACGTGACGGTCAGGGATGACCCGACGGATACGGTCAATAAAAAGCAGATCCTGCTTTACGAGGGAACTACCCTGCTGAGGACATTTACCTTTAGCAAGGGCGCCAGCATCGTGGACAACGCCGTTGCGGCCATTAACAGCGACGCCCTGAACAAGTGGATCGATGCAACCAAGGTGGCGGCCGGCAACGGCACCCTGGCCGATGTATCCAACCAGGCCCTGACCGGCGGAAACGGCGGGGCAGCCGGCATCGTAAACCAAGACTACATCGACGCCATGACGGCCTTCGAGGCCCAGGTGTTCAACAACTTCTCCTTGGACGGGGCCAGTGCTGCCGACCTCCAGACCAGCGTTAAGGCCTGGGTGCAGCGCCTGCGGAACGAGGGCAAGAAAATCGTGGCCTTCCTGGGCGGTTCGATGACCGACGACGCCAACATCGCCACAGCCAATACCAGGAGCCAGGGCTTTAACTATGAGGGCATTGTCAACACCGGCGTAAGCGGGGTCCTGGACGGTACCACCTACAGCAGCGCCCAGGTGGCCTGCTACATCGCCGGCCTTGCGGCCGGGCAGGCCCTAAAGGAGAGCCTGACCTACGCCAAGACGGTGTTCGACGATGTATCTCCCAGGCTGACCCACAGCCAGGTGGAATCTGCCATCAGCGCCGGCACCCTGGTGCTGGTGCACGACGGGGAAAAGGTCATCGTGGAGAAGGGCATCAACACCCTGACCTCCCTCTCGGCCGGCCAGGGGGCCGGTTGGAAGAAGATCAAGATAATCCGTATCATGGACGCAATCGCCATGGACACGGCCAAGGCGGCTACAGATAATTACATCGGCAAGGTCCTCAACAATGACGACGGCCGTGTTGCGGTCTTGAACGCCATTAAAAATTACTTTCAGACCCTGTCGCCGGACCTGCTGGCTCCGGATTTCACCGTTGAGGTTGATGCTGAGAAGCAGGCTGCAGCCCTGGGCGATCAGTTCTTCTGGAAGTATTCGGCCAGACTGATTGACTCCATGGAGCAAATCTTCGGCACCGGGTACATTTCGTAACCCGGTGCTGCATTTTAAGGAGGGATGATTGATGCCCCTTGACGCAAGCAGGACAATTCTGGGGACCTATGGATATATCTACATCGACGGTATCTGGCAGACCAACCTGAACCACCTGGAGGCCGCGGTGGAGATACAGAAGCGGGAGTTGAACCTCTCCGGCGACCCCTGGGTGAGGCACAAAAAGGGCCCGATGAAGGGCACCGGAACCATGAGCGGCTTCAAGGTCACCAGCGACATGATAAAGCGGGGGTTCGGCAAGTTCGAGATCGTGTCCAAGCTGGACGACCCGGAGGCATACGGCCACGAGCGGATCCGGCTGATGAACGTTATGCCCGACCGCCTGCAGTTGGCAAACTGGACCGCCGGCGAGGAAGTGACCGAGGAAGTACCCTTTACCTTTGAAGGGTACGAGCTCTTAGACCCTATAGTGGCAAGTTAAGGAGGTAAGTCATGGATCTGGAAAAGATGAGTGAAGAACAGATACTTCAGCGGCTGCTTGAAGCCGATACTGTTCCTGAGAAAACCGTTAAGTTGGAGCGCCTGGGCATCCCGGTAACCCTCCGGGGACTCACCGGTAAGCAGGTGTTTTCAATCAGGGAGCGGTGCACCGAGCGGAAAGAGCGTAAAGGGCGAGTTACTGAGCGCCTCGATGAGGAGCAGTTCAACACGGCCCTTATCGCTGCGGCCACTGTTCAGCCCAATTGGGGAGATTCAAAGCTACTGGCTAAATACAGCGCCAGCGGACCGGAAGAGGCAATAAAGCGAATCCTCCTGGCCGGCGAGTTATCTGCCCTGGGTGATGTAGTTATGGATCTTTCCGGATTCAATATGGACCTTGAAGAAATAAAAAACTCATAAAGTCCGGGGGTCTTGCAGGGATGCTGTACTTTATGTGGGCACGGCATCACCTGCGCCCCGGGGAGTTCTGGGAATTGCCTAGGGGGGAGCAGTTACTGCTTTTGGCTTTTTCGGAAAAAGAGATGAAAGAAATAAAGCGGCCTACTCTAAGGTAATTCCCTTTTCTTTCAATGGACAGCATTGAACTGGAACTGAAAGAAATGCCTAAACCTAGGAGAAATGGGGTGAGAAACAATGCCTAAAGATATTATGGTTAACGTGGAAGCCGATATATCACAATACGAAACGGCCATGAAAAAGGTCGGTGAGGAGCCGGGTAAGGCTGCAAATAGAGCCAAGACCGGTTTTACTGCCATGAACAAGTTTATGGAGCATGTTCAAAAGCGCGGGGAAATATTGAACCGTATGAAAATAAGCCCTGCAGTTCAGCTGGTGGACCGCATTTCCGCCCCGGCGCGCAGAATTGAGGCGAGCCTGAATCGGATCGGCAGTGCAGCCAAACGGGTAACAGGGACACTAACCAGCCCACTGGCTCTTATAGGTGCTGGTGTTGGCATGTATGGTTTGGGAAAGGCAACTTTCGGCGCTGCAGCGGTTTGGGAGACTCAGGCAGTGGCTATGGAGCACTGGTTGAATGGAAATAAACAATTGGCCCAGGAAGTGACATCTTGGCTTGAGAAATTCGCAGCTGCAACGCCTTTTGAAATGGAAGACCTTTTCCCTGCAATGAGCCGGGCTATAGGTATTACTGACGGCGATGTGAAACTGAGCGAAAGAATGGTGAAACTGGCTGCCGACATGGCTGGCCTTACTCCGGGGAAAACTGTCCGGGATGCCATGGAAGCCTTGGCTGACGCCCAAATGGGCGAGTTTGAACGACTTAAAGAGTTTCAAATGAAAATGTCAAAAGAGGAAATGGAGAAACTGGGTAGCTTTGCCGGGTTCTTAGTGACGGCTGAAAGCAAATTCGCCGGCGGTGCGGAAAAGCTAAGCCAGACTGCTATTGGGCGGATATCTACGATTACAGACACAATCAAGACCATGTTCAGAAGTGCCGGGATGGGGATGCTTGAGGCCATAAACCCAGAGCTTAAAAAAATGACCGACTGGCTTAACAATGGTGGCGAGGCCGCCAAGGAATTGGAAAAAGGTTTTATAGGCTGGGCACGTACTGACGATCCTGTCAACAGGCTGAGCCGTGTGGTTAATGAGGGTGTTATTGGCTGGACTAAGCTCGTCGATAAGACGGCCCAGGCGGGAAACAAAGTGGAACATTTTAAAAACAGGCTTTACAGTTTGGGAAGGGAAGCCGCTACGTTCGCTGCTGACAAGCTAAAATCTGTCATCTACTGGATAGATGAGTTGAACAATAACGATCAGTTCCAGCGCCTCAACTTCGGCGGGAAAATACTTTTTGCATTCGATGACCTGATGAAGCAGTTTAAGGGTTGGCTGGATTCGGGGGGGCAGGAGCAGCTGAACGGGGTTGCGGCAACTATGGGGGACATCTTAGCGGCTGGTTTAAAGGCGGCAGCACCAAGGATAGCCGAAGCAGTTCTCATTATAGGCAAGGCAATTGGCACGACCATGATTTCGGGTTTCAGTGAAGCGCTTCAGGGCAGTTTCATTGGATCTTTAATAGTAGGCGCTTTAGGTGGAGTTGCGGTTGGAGCGGCATGGGGTGGTGTTGGTGCTCTACCAGGAGCATTAATAGGAGCTGGGGCTGGTGCAATTACTTACGGAATAACAGGTGCTACCAGCTCAGCTAGGAAAGGGGCAGAGCAGACTTCCGATATTAGTTTTTTCCACACGCCAGAAATGTACGCTACTGGCGGTATTCTCACTCGTCCGCATCTGGGTCTTGTAGCAGAAGCCGGCCCCGAGGCCTGGATACCTCTATCTCAAAGAATGCGACCACGGGCTTTGGCATTATGGGACCAAGTAGGTAGTTATTTAGGGGTTAAATCTTTTGCCGATGGTGGTTTTGTCGGGACACCTGCACTTGCCGGAGCTGGCGGAACAACCATAATAAATGTTTATATGGATGGCGTAGTGAAGGCTCAAGTAGAGGTAAGAAGCGAAGCTGATGCAGAACAAGTGGCCAATCAGGCTGCAGCCGTTATTGCAGATAAACTCAAAGGAATATTTATAAACAGGGCATAGAGGGAAGGGAAACACCTCCTGGCATAGAATATTTTGTCAGGAGGTGGAAGTCTATGATAAAAAAATACTTATGTATACCTATAGTATTCTTGATACTCTCATTTTCAGGTTGCGGCGAAAAAGAATCAGATTTTAAGACGTACTCAAATAAGGTTGTGGAATTTACATACCCTACATCTTGGCAAGTTATTGATCCACAAAAAATCGACTTACAGCCAAAACCTGAGGTGTTAATTCAGGCATCATTAGTCGATGAAGGATTTGTGGCAAACATCAACTTGACTATTCAAACTGCTCCAATGCTTGCGCCCTCAGCAAAGGATCAGGCGGAACAAAATGTTGAATTAATGAAAATAATGGGTAAAACGTACGGGATTAAAGATTATAAGCAAATAAACTTTTCGCCAGTTAAAATCGGAAACATTGAAGCAGGAATACTGACCAGCGAATTTACAATATCTCAGAACAATATCAATGTAAAAAACAACCAATTGATAGTGCCGAGAGGGCAAAAAACGTATATCTTAACCATGACTTCAAAGAAAGAAAAATGGGAAACATACGAACCAATATTTAAAAATACAGTGTCGTCATTTAAACTCTTGGAGTGAGAATTATGGACTTCTACCTAATCGACCCCTCCGGCCCCCAGCTCCACCTCCCGGTTAATCCCGGCGAGGTCATAATCCGGCGGGAAAAACAGTTTGAAACGGTAAACATCATTAACATCGGTGAAATAGATTTTCCGGCAGGCGAGAAGGTAAAAGAAATTACCTTCTCTTCTTTTTTTCCTGCAGAGTACGATCCATCATACTGTCGCTATGTAAACATCCCGGACCCTCAGGAAGTTATGAACCAGCTTACGGCCTGGACCATGGGTAAAAAGCCGGTGAGGCTGATAATAACCGACACCATAATCAATGTTCTGGTACTGTTAGCAGCCCACGTAACAACTTTTAAGGGTGGAGAGCCGGGAGATGTTTACTTTGACCTTACTTGCCGGACCTGGAGGGAAATAAAGGTCAGGACTGCAGCCGAGGCCGCAGCGCCGGTGGACACCGGGGGAGTAGCAAGCGAGCCAAGGCCGGATACCAAGCCGGTACCGCCTGTTTACGAAATAAAACCCGGGGATACCCTGTGGGCCATTGCCAAGCTCAATTTCGGCAACGGGGGCAAGTGGCAGGAGATATATGATCTCAACAAGGACGCCATCGGCCCTGACCCGCACACCATAGCAGCGGGTATAAGGCTGGTGATGCCATCGTGATTAACCAGGGCCTGCAAAAATACGAGGTCGTTCTTGGCGGCCAATACTTTCTCCGGGAGTTGCTGGCGACCGTAACCTTGGAGGACAGCCTCTCCGAAATAGCATACCGGGCCAATGTGGATATGGTGTTCACCGAGGACTTCCCGGGCATATCAACCGGGCAGTCCATGAGGGTGTCCGGGGTACCATTTGGCGGAAGTGCGATGGAATACCTCCTACATCCCGGGGTGGTTTGGGAATGCGATAGTAAAAAGAAGGGCCAGAAGCGCCTCCAGGCCACGGTGTATGACCTGTCAATATATCTCGCCAAGAGCGAGGACGAATACCTCCTCCCGGCCGGACAGACGGCCTCAGACCGGCTGAAGATATACGCGGCGGATTGGGAAATACCCTTAGGGACGGTGGAAGGTACCGGTGTTCCCTTGGACCGAGCGCTGCAGAGGCAAAAACCCATCTGGTCCATAATCATGGACGATCTCAAGGAAACCGTGGCCAAGGGCGGGGAGATGTACCGGCCCAGGATGACCCCGGACGGACTGAGCCTCATTAAAATCGGGAGCAATGAAACGGTCTGGGTGCTGGAGGAGAACCAGGACCTGGAGGAGATAAGCCAAAAGCGAACCTTAGAGGGCGCAGTAACCCGGGTGAAGGTGATAGGCCACGCCAAGGAAAACCAGCGGTCTCCGGTGTTGGCCATCGTAGAAGGCGAAACGGCCAAGTATGGGACACTGCAAAAGGTAATCACCTACGATAAGAGTAGTACCTCCCTATCTGCAAGGACAACCGGAGAGCTGCACCTTTCAGGGGAACAGGAAACATTCACGGTACAGGGGATAGACATAAACACCGTTAGGGCGGGCGACAAGATCATGTTGAACGAGTTGGAGCTGATCGTGGCGTCTATCCGGCACAACCTGGGGTCCCCGGGAAGCATGACCGCTGAACTGGCGTCGGCCGACCAGGTGAGGAGGCAGTTTTATGGACCCGTTTAAGCAAATGGCAGAGATAATAGCCGGGCAGGCGAAAAAAGAGGCTCAGTCGGTAGTTTCCGGGGTCCCCTCTGAACTGGGAACCATTACGGCAAGCGGCCTGAAACTGGACAGCTTCAAGCATGAGATTCCGGACTACCTGGTGGCTGAATGGACGGCCAAAATAAGCCTCCCAGTGTTTTTCTTTGTGGGTACCCAGACGTCGCCGGTAGACGAGCAGGGTAATGACCTACCAGGGGCCAGCACGTCACAGAGGACCAGGTATAATTTGCAAGCCAAGGAAATCAGTTCTGTAAAAATAGAGATTAAGCCCGATCTTCAGCCCGGTGACCGGGTGCTTGCCATACCGGTAAACGGTGGCCAGGATGCCGTGGTGATATGTAAGGTGGTGCCGAATGCCTAACCTTTTTCCGACAGAAGGGAGTGCAACCGTTCTCCCGGAGGCCAAGACGGCCAGGGTGCAGTTCGGCCGGAGTTGGGGCTTCGACTTTGCAAGCGGGGACTTTGTGATGACCCCCACCGGCAAGGCCATGGAAAAAACCCAGGAGGACGCCTGGCTGGAGTGGTGTCAGAAGGCCGTCCTGACCGAAAGATACAAGCACATAATTTATTCCCGGCAGTACGGCCAGGAGTTTGCCGACCTGATCAGGCGGAACCTCAACCGGGCCGGTAACGAGAGCGAGATCAAGCGGATTATAACCGAGGCCCTGAAGGTGGACCCCAGGACGGCCAGCGTTGATAATTTCATCTTCATCTGGGATGGGGATCAATGTTATTTTACCTGCCATGTCAAGAGTGTTCGCGGGACATCGGGACAGATAACCGGAAAGGTGGTGACAGGATAATTGCCACTTCCTGAGTATTTCACTCAACAAACAGAGAGCGCCATCCGGCAGAGGATGCTGGATGCTCTCCCAAGTGACCTGGACAAATCAGAGGGGTCATACATATGGGACTCTCTTTCCCCGGCAGCCATTGAGCTGGCCTTGGGGGCCATCTGGGCGCAGGAGGTCCTGAAGCGGGGGTTTGCCTCCACGACCTTCGGGGAATACCTGGATCTGCGCTGCGAGGAACACGGCTTGACCCGCAAAGCCGCTCTCAAAGCCACCGGCACGGCAACCAAGGGAAATCCTTTGACGGTATACGGGACCAACGGCACCGTAGTAGCCAAGGGATTTAAGGTAGCCACGCCGGCGGACCAGGTGACCAATACCCCGTCTGTGGAGTTTGTGACCACCGCGGACTATACTATCGGACCTGGGGGAAGCGTAACCGTGGACATAGAGGCGTCGGTGGCCGGGGCCAGGGGTAACGTCCCGGCCGGGGCTATCAGCGTCATTGTAACGCCGATCCCAGGGGTAACTGGAGTGACTAATGCAGCAGCGATAACCGGCGGGACAGATACCGAGGATGACGCTAGCCTGCTGGGGAGGTATTTAGCTAAAGTGAGAAACCAGAGCGCCGGGGGCAATAAGGCCGACTACATAAATTGGACTGGTGAGGTGGCCGGGGTGGGCGGGGTATCCGTGGTGCCGGTGAAATACGGCAACGGGACCGTCAGCGTGGCCATAATCGACACCGACAAGCAGCCCGCCAGCCAGGCCTTGATCGACACTGTTCAGGAGTACATAGCGTCCCCTTGGTCGCACGATATAGAGGCCGAAGCCCTGACCGTGGGCGGAAGTGGTACCTCCATCGACGCTACCCAGGAGGACGATAGTGGGAACTCCGTCAAAATGGAATACAATGCGGCCGGAGAGGGCACCATTGTCCACGCCAATATTCACACCCTGCTGGACAAGCCGGGAATCTGGCAGGCCAGGCCCAAGGTTAAGGCGAGCGACATTGCCGGGGCCAATAACCTTCTCCAGGTAGGTGTTTGGAACGTAACTACCGCCGCCTGGGCCAAGGTTTCATCTGCCAGCGACGCAGCGGATGCGGTTACTGTATGCCAGGCCAACGACCTGACCACCGCCTTGAGCTTTTTGGCACAGCCCTTCTATTGGAACGGGATCGACGCTCTGGAGTTGCGGATTAACCGGCTACTGGCAGATACCACCACGGTGGTCTGGGTTGATTTGGCGAAATACAGATCAACCTTTAGCAAGGACACCGGGGACGGCAAGGCACCAATCGGAGCGGCTGTTTATGTGGAGGCGGCCACGGCCAAGATAATAACCGTATCAGCGACCCTTACCATAAAATCAGGGTACGATGCAGCCATTGTAAAAGTAGCCGCAGAAACAGCAATTAACGATTACCTGAAAGGGATCGCCTTCAAGGATGTTAACACCCCGGGCAAAGAATCAGAGAACGATGTGAAATATGCCCGGATAGCCAACGCCATACTGGACACTGCAGGCGTGGAGGACTACAGCAACCTACTGGTAAACGGAGGGACGGCCAATATCACCGTAGGCGCTCAGGAGGTAGCCACCAAAGGGACGGTGACATTCTCATGAGCGACTATCCCGTAACCAGCACGGCGGGCCAAAGGATGATGTCATATATCCCCAGGTACTACGAAACCAGCCGTGTAATGAGGGCGCTAAACCAGGCCCGGGGGGTGGAGATAGACAAACTCCGCCAGGCCCTGGGCGAAACCCTGAATCAGTTTTTTGTCCGAACGGCCACCTGGGGCCTGGATGATTGGGAGGAGGAACTTGGCCTCCAGCCGGAACCGGGGTTCACCGAGGCAGAGCGCCAGGACCGAATAGTCTCTAAACTTCGGGGATGCGGCACTTGCACGATTGGCCTTGTAGACCAAGTGGCAGAAGCATATGACAAGGGCACCGTTGAAGCAATTCAGGACCATACAATCTACCAGGTAACGATAAAATTCATAGACACAATCGGGGTGCCGTCGAATGTCGATGATCTTAAGGTGGCAGTACGGGAAGTGGTGCCTGCACACCTTGAGATTACGTACGAGTACAAATATCTTACATGGAATCTTATGGACATCCAGAGCAAAACCTGGGATCAGGTGGATATTCTGAAATTGCCCAGCGGGCTTTCTTGGGACGAATTCGAAAACGGGGGGTGGATTAGCTAATGCCCGAGAATAGCGCACGCCTTGGAATACCTCTGCCATTGGGAACCGACAATGTAAACCGAGCAAATCACCGGGCAGAACTGGAAGCCATTGACGCAAACGCGGCAGCCCTGGGGCTAAATAACCAGGCCCTAAACAAGATTAAAGCGGCCACCATTGAAGTGGACACCCGAAGCACTGCCTACTCCTATAACGTAGGCACCGGATACCTGGAAACAATCACAGAAAAAGATGGAGTAACCACTGTAAAAACTACGGCGTTTACGTATAACGCAGACGGCAGCCTTAATACGATAGCCGAAACAGCGGGAGGCGTAACCGTTACGACCACATACACATATACGGACGGGAAAATTACTTCAGATGCAAAGGTGGTGGCTTAAATGTCAGACAAAGCAACGCCCGCATTCATACAGCAACTAATCGCCCGCATGGGTAAAAGCGGAGACGCAGCCGGGATACTTACCCTGTTCGCCCACATGGCAGAGCTGGAGGCCAGGTTGACAGCGGCAAGGGCCGGGAAGCTGGACCTTATAGGTGCAGCAGCAGACGCTGCTGGCACTACATCGCTTTTTGCCAGACTAGCGCAGATAGCTGATTATGTAGACACTCTCGAGACAAAATTAGGGTTAAATACAGACGCTGCGGGAACTACTACCCTTTTTGCTAGATTGGCGCAAATCGCCGGATATACCGACCAGGTTGAAGGGTTTGTAGACCAAGTAGAAGGCTACACCGACACCCTGGAAACAAATTTAGGCACAACGGCAGACGTGGCCAATGCTGCGGGAACTGTCCTTGCCCGGCTGGCTGAATTGTTGACCAATAGGCTAACGGCAGCCAGGGCGGGGAAGTTGGACAATCTGGACGCGCTCATATCTTCAAGAGCAGGTGCTGTTTCCGTCCAGCGTGGGCTAACGGCAATCGGAACCGGGTTGTCATTTGTGGATGTAACAATAACAGCAGTAAATACGGCAAAGTCATTTGTTAGCTTTAGCGGATTTAGAAACAATCGAGCGCAGGCACTCATAGGTAATGAGGATTTTGGGATAGCATATTTAACGTCCTCAACTACCCTACAGGTATCCAGAGCGTCTAGTAGCACAGTATCAACAATAACTATTCCCTGGGAGGTGGTACAATTTGCCTAAGTATGTACAAATACTACCATCCGGAGTAGTCCACACAATTATGAAGGCCCAAGGACCACCCGAAGGCGTTGGCGTTATAGAGGTGCAGGAGTATGATGTTTGGTATGTCGAGAGTTTCTATGATGGAGTAAATTTTTTGAGGCTTAAAATTGAGCCCGAAAACGAGGGGCGGGCGACAGTTGCGCAACCCATAAACATCATAATTCGATGGGTTGACATCCAGGGGCAGACAGGGAAGCGAGTCGGTATGGTGAAAGTGACATGTGGAGGACTGGTTGAGGATGTGGCCATAATTGACGGGGTTGGCGTTATGCCCTTTGAGGCGGCAGAGGCAGGGGAATATATTTTGATGGCCGATTCGCCGGAAGGATGTAGAGCAGTAGGGAAGGTGATAGTAGGATGAAAATACCGGTTGATAAACAGCGGGTAGAGCTTGACGAAATAAAAGCCCGTCAGAAGGCCAGAAAGCAGGCCGGGAAACCAGCCAAGGTGACAAACGAAATATTGTACGAAATACAAATGGACATCATGGAAAACCAGGCCAGGATTGAAAACAAGCTCAACGAGCTGTTGGCCAGGAGATAGGGCAAGGCCCCCGCCTGGGGGCTTAATTATTCCACGTGAAATAATTCGGATCCGGAGGTGGGGTGATGGCTCCAGAAGAGGTTTTAACGGCGTTGGTAAACGCCATGCAGGAGGACATTCGGGAACTCAAAGAAAGCATACGAGAAATGCGGAAGGAAAACAGTGATAACATCAGGCGTTTACACCAGCGGCTTGACGAGATGGCCCAGAAGGACCCGGTATCTCGCAAGGAGTGCGAGGGGTACCGGAGCAGTTGCAAAAAGGGCGGGCACCCAACATGGATTGTGGTGCTTTTTTCTTTGTGTTCCGGGATGTTTATGCTAATACTTGCCAACTGGGTCAAGTTGTTTCATTGAAAGGGTGATTATATGTCCGAGTCTGTATATCAATTACGGCGCCTTCTCGAAGACGCCCCAGGGGAGTATGTCGGCCAGATCCTAACCTGTCTACCGTCTCCTCACGATCCCAGGGACTACAAATATTCAAAGCTGGTGACTGCGTACGGTGCAGGCGAGATGTCACCTGGCCCCATCGACTACCGCCCCAACCTGCCCCCGGTGTTTAACCAGGGGCAGCGGGGGAGCTGTGTGGCGGCCAGCTCTGCGTGGACAACAAAGGCATTTCAGGAGCTGTCCCAGGGAGACTATCCTGCCGGTGGCCTGTCAGCCGCCTTTCTTTATAGCCTTGCCAAGACTTTGGACGGCATTCCCGACCAGGAGGGTACATTCCCCCGAACGGTTATGCAGGTGCTGCAACAGTTTGGTATATGTCCGGAAAATGCTTTTCCTTATCAAAAGCTTTCGTCCATGGCAGCCCCATGGGTGCCGTTCGTCCCGGAAGAGGCAAAAATTGCCGCCGAGAAATATAAAATCCAAACTTACGCCCAGATATGTAGTCCCGGCGATACGGACAGAAGCAGTCTATTGACCACCATCCGCCAGGCCCTTGCCAGAGAGGGGCCTTTTGTTTTGGCTTTGCTAGTCTGTGACAACTTTGTTCCGGATGATGAGGGGCGTCTGCCGTTACCTGAGGGCGGCATCAGGGGTGGCCACCAGGTCGGCATTGTCGGGGACTTACCGGATCAGGGGGCGTTGATTTTAAGGAACAGCTGGGGCCCGGACTGGGGACAGGGTGGATACGCCCTGCTGCCTTACGAATGGCTGATCTCCCGGCGGGATATGGGTTGGTACGTTTTCGAGGCATGGACGGCTACCGATATTGTCGTTCCCCGAGCGGCCTGGGAAATCATCATAGAGCGTGATGCTTATAGCATGACCGTGGATGGCCAGGAAATCGAACTGGAGGATCCCGCGGTATTGTCTGGCCGTGGCCGGCTGCAAATTCCTATCAGGGCCTTATCTGGAAACATGGGGTACATGGTGGAGTGGGATGGAAGAAAGGCCACATTGAGGAGGCCAAGCTGATGGACCCAAAAGAATTTATTGCAATGATTGCCCCCTCCGCCCAAACCTACCAGCAGAAGCATGGCATCTTTGCCAGCATCACCATCGCCCAGGCCGCCCTCGAAACAGGTTGGGGAAGGTTTTTGCCGGTGGACAAGTATACCGGACAGGAGAGTTTTAACCTGTTTGGAGTCAAAGGGGAAGGACCTGCGGGCTTCGTTTGGTGTGATACCCAGGAGTATGAAAACGGCAAAATGATTTCTGAGGAGGCCCAGTTCCGGGCCTACAACAACTGGGAGGAGAGCATTGCTGACCATAGCGAGGTGTTGCTCCTGGAGCGGTACAGGCCTGTCAGAGAGGCCACCGACTGGAGGGCAGCGGCTATGTATCTCCAGAGCTGCGGGTACGCTACTGATCCGAATTATGGGGCCATTATAACCCGTATTATCGATCAATACGCCCTTTATAAGTTTGATGTGCTGCCGACACCTTTTCCGGATGTACCCCTGGGCCACTGGGCGGCGCCGGCGCTGACAAGGCTTAAGGATGCCGGGACTGTAGTGGGTGATGAGGGAACTGGCTGGATCCGGGGGGATGACCCACCGACCAGGTATGAGATGTTTGCTTTTGGTGATGCACTGCTGCGGTATGTTAAAAGTATTTTATGAGGAGGAAAAACCATGGAACTATCAACAATTATCAGTCAATACGGCCAGCTGCTACAGGTATTCGTACCGGCCAGGGCTCTGCCCTTCGTCCCGGTGATTTTACTTCTTGTCTGGCTTCTTTACCAGTACAGCCCGGTGCCCAAAAAATTGGCTCCGGCGTTGGCCATGGCTCTGGGTCTGGCGGTGGCCGGCTTTATCCTGAAAATGCCCTGGGAAGATGCCATCCCGTGCGGGTTAACCCTGGGTGGCTATGCTATTGCGGCCTGGTCTGGAGGGAAAAATCTGCTGGAGTTGTGGGATAATAACCCGCAGGAGCCGAGGCCCCCGACGCTTAGAATATGAAAGAGACTTATCAATGCCCTGGGCTTCGGCCTGGGGTTTTTTTATTTCACGTGGAATAATTCAGGCCCTGTTGAGAGGTATGCCCTTAAAGCATCTTCAATATTGCTGTTTCGGTTTTTTCAACCTCGAAGGATAATATCTCTTCATCCACAAGCGGTTAATGGTTTTCCGCCTACATTTTTGCGTACAGTAAAGCTTTCGTGTCCCTTCCGGGTCAAACTCTTTTCCGCACTCTTTGCATATCACCAGCCCAATCCTGCGCCGTTTGTTGCGTACAGGATTTATAACTGTCTTATTGTCATGATAATACTGTAGCCCCGTTACCCGGTCATGCTCAGCCAGTAACATAGGGCCACACTCAGGACAGTACCGCTGATTACCGCCGGTTACAGTGTACTCTTTGCTGCAGTGGTCGCACCGGTCAATAGAGCCTACCGCACGGACTAATCCAGCCCGTTTCCGACGCTTATGTTCCCGATTTTGTTCCTGCTGCCTTTCGTGCCGGCAGTCTGGACAGTAGTACGCCCGGGGGCCGCCCTGGAAGACGGCCCCACATTGGCGGCAGGTACGGTCCTGGATCATGGCTACAGCCCCCTGATATACTCCCTTAAAAACTCAGATACCGTTTTACCCTCGTTGGATGCTGCGGCCTCCAGCTTCTCTTTTTCGGACGGTGATACCCTGACCCGGATCACCTCAGACAGGGATTCTTCGTTTCTGGATAGGCCGTAAAATCTAAATAGATAATCGGGCAGGGGTTGACCTTTGGATTTGCGGGGATGGTAGCCTTTGTATGGCTTTAAATCCTGTTCCCGGATACCCCGAAGCGGGGTGAGGTAGAACATGGCCAGGGAGCCGTCAACGCGCTCGATGATAATGTTTTGCGGCAGCGCATCCAGATACCACGCGCCGTTAATTGTCATGCATTCTCCCTCGGGGGCCTGCACTTCCCTGGTGCTAATTGATTCTGATTCTACGCGCAGGGTTCCGTCCCCCTGCTCGGTAAGATTGTATTTGTTCAGCTTATCAGCCATAACTATTCTCCTTTCAATGGTTTTAAAAAAGGGGGCCATTCGGCCCCGCTGTTAGTTTTCTACCACTCTGTCCACGTCTTCGTAATCATATTCATCCATCTCTTTTTCTGGGTCGTTCTCGAAAATCCAGTATACTGTGTATTCATTTTCATCTCCGTCAACCGCCGGGGCTGACATTTCAAAATGCCCTTCAAGGTGGTCCGGCAGTAATCTGCTTGTAAAATCCGCCTGGTCAGTCAGGATATACTTTTTGCCCTCAAACTCTACTGCGCCAAACTTGCCTTCCAATTCCTTCAGGTTTGTCATCTTACATTCTCCTTCCGCCCTTGTCGCCGGGCCGCGTTATTGTGTAGCTCCTTGCTACGTTTAAATTGTACCACATGAGTGGTACATGGTCAATAGAGATTTAACGGTCTTTCAAAAGTAGTTGACACAAACCAAACACCAGTTCTATGATCGGGCTGGGGGTGTTTTCATGTCCAAACTGTACAACAAGCCTGTCGAGGTCCGCTTGGCTGGCGACGTTCCGGATGCCTTTTTTTGGCTGGGGAAATGGTTAAGGATTGTGAGTTCAGAACGGGTTTTTGTCCGGCGGGAAATGTATGATCCTTTCTATGGGCTGGCTACGGTACGGGTTAAGGTCCAGGGCGGGGGATTGTATGACCTGGTAAGGCCCGGGAGGGGTGGGTGTTGGAGAGGGTGTGGGATTAACCTTTGCAGAGGTGGGGCTTTTTTATATCCTGCAGGGTTGGTATTGGTAGAGTGTCTAAAGCATGTTATAATAAAAAAGTATTTGACTGCCTGTGAAGGGGTTAGCTAA